ATTCAGTCAAGAGGTCTGACAAAAGAAATATTATATAAACAGTTCATTGACAAATGGGATGGAACAAGCCCTTTGTATGGTATTGCTCCTGAATTTCTAAAAATAACAAAATAATAATTATTAACCCGATTAATAATCAGCTTCTCCCGGTGTGGCTTGACCGCCTATCCGGGAACTATCATGCCTCACCTTTTTTCTTCTCTTTGCAAGTCGAGCCGAGTACGCTGCATACGCTCCACGGCGGTAGATACTACAAAGAGTCTTTTTGTTCATATAAGAATGCCTCTATTGTGGAGGCAAACGAATAAGTGGCGGAATTGGAAGACGCTTAGTTTCTGTGGTAAAAATGCACGAATAGCATCACGAGTCAGGTAATCATGCTATTAACACTTGACATACGTACAAACGGAAGCAGAAACGAAAATCCTGATTGCAACAGTTCCCGGTTCGAGTCCGGGCTTATTCTCATAAATCAATCATTATGAAAGTTGAAATTCCCGACTATTTCTTAAAATCCTTTATCCGACATTTTGAAAGGATAACCGAGAATTGTAAAGCATCACCTTCTGACATCAAGACCAGTGAAGCACTAAGGCTTGGAAAGAAAGATATAGTTAAGCTCAAAAGATTTGTAAACAAAAAGTATAATTTATGAAACGAAGGATCATAGGTATAGATGTTGGCAAAAACGGTGGTATTGTAGTGTACGACACCGAGAATAACAAATTATTGGAGTGTATCAAAATGCCACCAACTCCCAAAGACTTATTAGATTTTCTCTCCATATACAAAGAAAATAGCGTTTGTTATTTGGAACGAGTGAATGGCATGACCGGACAAAGTGCTTCTGCCTCTTTTGTTTTTGGAGAAGGTTACGGACAGCTGACTATGGGATTGATAGCTTGTGGGATTCCGACAGTAACAGTATCTCCACAAACTTGGCAAAAAACTATAGGATTACGAAATACAGACAAATTGGGTAAGACAGAATGGAAAAACATCTTAAAGAAGAAAGCCCAACAGCTGTTCCCGTATGCAAAAGTTACATTGGCAACTTCGGATGCCTTACTAATATGTGAATATGGTAGAATTAAAGAAAAGGAATAATGGAAAAATTAAAAAAATGTAGCAAATGTGGCCGGGAACTTCCGGTCAGTGAGTTCTGGAAAAATGCTTCAACCGAAGATGGATTGCAGACATATTGTAAAGAGTGCGGTAATGTTTATGCCAAAAACCGTAAGAAAACTCCGGGGGGGGGAATTTGAAGAAAATATATTCCAATCCTGAATTGGCAAGATTTTCTCCACGGGAACTTATCGCAGAATTGAAAGCACGTGGATATACCGGAGAATTGAAATACACCCAAACAATATCATTATAATGGAAAAGTTACGTCTATTGGTTACAACCAAATGTCCGAACAAATGTCCTATGTGTTGTAACAACTCATGGGATTTTTCAAAATTACCAGTTGTTGAGCACTTTAATTACAAAGAGATCATGATAACTGGTGGAGAACCACTTTTGTTTCCTGAAAAACTGTCAAATTTGGCCGAAAGTATCAGAACCGTTCAGAAATTGGCCTATGGCAATAAAGGAAAATTATTTCTATATACGGCACTGGCTGATATGCTTCCCAATTATATCAGATATTTCGATGGAGTTGTTTACACTCCACATTCTGCTAATGATGTTCATAGTTTATTGAAGGCCAATAATTTTTTGTTGGACTACAAAGATGAACTTATGGAAAGTAAATCTCTTCGACTCAATCTTTTTCCTGATATTAAAAAGCATATTCCTGACAACACAAACCTTTCGTTATGGCAAGTAAAAGATATGCAATGGATCAAAGATTGCCCGGTTCCGGCTGATGAAGAATTCAAAAGAGTAGCTGAATTATGGGAGGTGGAATGATGAAAGATGTAATTACCCCCCCCCCATACACAACATCTCTATCCGTATCGCTGGTTTTTAGAAGATACTGTTTTTACTAAAGATAAAGGAAAGGTCTTTTCTTGTTTTGCGTGTGGCGGTGGCTCTACTATGGGTTACAAAATAGCCGGTTATGATGTTATTGGCTGTAATGAGATTGATCCACGAATGATGAAATGCTATGAAACAAACCATCATCCCCAGTATAGTTATTTGGAAGATATTCGTGATTTAGTGAGAAGGAATAATCTTCCCGAAGAATTGTACAATTTAGATATATTGGACGGATCACCACCTTGCAGTACATTTAGCATGTCGGGATTACGTGAAGATGCGTGGGGTAAAGAAAAGAAATTCAAGGAAGGTCAAAAGACACAAGTTTTAGACACGCTCTTTTTTGATTTTATTGCACTTGCCAAACGCTTAAAACCTAAAATCGTTATTGCTGAAAATGTGAAAGGACTTCTTTTAGGGAATGCGATTGATTATGTCAGACGTATATACAAAGACTTTGAGGAAGCTGGTTATTATTGTCAGCATTTTCTTCTTGATGCTTCTAAAATGGGAGTACCTCAAAAAAGAGAACGTGTATTCTTTATATGTATCAGGCATGATCTGGGAGTCCATTTTCTAAAAGTGTCAGACCTCTTCAATGTTGAGCCATACATCAACATGGAATTTAATGAACCGGAAATATATTATGGGGAATATGCGGATTACAAGGGAAAAGCTATTGGATTAAAAATGAAGAAGTTATTTGAGCAGAGAGTGGCAGGAGATATTGCTTTGGCAGAGGCTTATAAAAAACAAACTGGGAAACGAGGCTTTTTTAATCAACAATATCTATATGAGAACAAAGTAAGCTACACCCTAACAACTCATGCAGACTCAATTATTCCTTTTAAGCAGCCTATATATTTATCACGGTCAGAAGTATGTAATATATCCACATTTCCACAAGATTACCTTTTCCTCAACCAATCCCCACATTATATCTGTGGAATGAGTGTACCACCCGTTATGATGGCGCAAGTAGCCTCACGAGTATGGAAATATTGGTTATCTAAATTATAAATCAAATGAAATCAGAAGAATTAGCAGCTCAATGGTGTCGGGATCATCCTGATGCAACATTGGAACAAGCATTCATGGCTGGATTAGGCCATAAGATGAATATGAATAAGGATTCTCTTTCTGAAAGGAAAGACAAATTCAGAAGTGAAGTTCTCATGTATAGAGGGAAATATCCTGATGATATGTTGAAGGACTTTTTCGAGTATTGGACTGAATGCGGAGGACGGAAAATGCGCTTTGAGAAGGAACGTACATTTGAAGTTTCCAAACGTTTAGTCAGATGGTCTAATAATGATTTTAACAAGTATGGGAAACAACTTAATTCAAGTCAACAGCAATCTCCCGGCAACCGAAAAGAAAGCGTTGAAAGACTTGCTGACCTTGCAAGCGGAGTATTACAAGGGATTGCACGTAAGTTCGATTAAAGAAGCTGTTCTCAATACTCCTAATCTACCACTCTCCGTTATAAAAAGAGAAATCACATTGGCTGGTGCAAGAGCTATACTGGTAATTGCGATTAACGAGCTTGTGTCTTTTTTCAATGTTGGAAAAACGATGAATGATGTTCAAGTGGCACTTACCGCTGATCTAATAATAGACAGATTCTATTATCTCAAATTGGAGGAAATCAAATTGTGTTTCCGTAATGCTATGGCTTCCGGTAAGATTTACGATAGACTGGACGGTAATATCATTCTCGGCTGGTTAAATGAATACGATGCACAGCGTGATGAAATTGTTTCTTCTCTTTCAATTAATGAAGCCCATGAACAAAATAACGACAACACTGGAATGTTCTATGGAGAATATATCAAACATCTAACTGAAAGATCGGAAAATGGAGATGAAGAGGCCAAAGAACTACTGGAATCCCATCAATCATTCATGCAAAGAATGAAATCAAATGATAAAGAAGCCGCTTTCAAAAAATGGAAAGAAGAATATTATGGAAGAACTAAGAAACAAACTACTTGACTGGGCAAAACAATTTGAAACACCTGATTTTATAAAAGATGATCCTATATTTTTCCCACATAAGTACAGTGATAAAAAGGACATAGAAATCAGTGCCTTTCTTACTTCATGGATAGCTTTCGGGAATCGCAAACTGATAATGCAGCAAGCGGAAATTTTGGATAATCTAATGGGTAATTCTCCTTACGCCTTCATTATGAACAAAGTATGGGAACAATACAAAGAAAATACAAATACCTTCTACCGTATGTTCACCTACCATGACTTTTTCTGCATTTGCCAGCGGTTGTACAACATATATCAGGAATGGGATGATTTGGAAGTCTTTTATGAGGGTTACAATAATGTTATCCGTGAAATACAAACAGATTTTGGTGGCGTAAAAGGTATTCCAAAATTGGAGCGTGATTCTCCATGCAAGCGTATTTGTCTGTTTCTACGGTGGGTAGTACGAAAATCGCCGGTGGATTTAGGTATTTGGACTATTATTCATCCAACAGAATTATACATACCATTGGATGCGCATGTTGCAAAGATGGCACACCGGCTTGGGATAACAACACGCAAAACAGAAGACTGGAAAATGGTTCAACAAGTAACCAATTACATGAAAACAATTTTCCCGGATGATCCGTGCCGGGGAGATTTTGCATTATTCGGATATAGTATTAATAATAAAATAATTTACATTATGTCAGAACTTAAAATCACACAAGAAAAGGTTACAGCCGCTTTTAGTGAAGCAAACGACTGTCCTAAAGCAATTAGTATTCTAACAGCTTTATTCGGAAAGCAAAAGCCGGATTATACAGATTATCACAATATCAAAACCTACGAAGATGCTTGTGAAGCAATAGGTGTAAAACCTATTGTTCGCCTACTTGTTGAAGATGAAGACGGACACAAAGAAGAAGTGGCTGATATTGCACACCTCGCCTACATCAAACTATGCACAATTGCCCGTGCATTGAACAACGATCCTGATTTTCCACGATTTACTAAAGATGAATACCGTTATACGCCGTGGTTTTATCTTTATAATCAGAAAGAAATTGATGAAATGGACGAAGAGGATCGTAATCGGCTGGTTCTTTGGGGCGGTAATGCGTATCACGGTGCGAGTTGCGGCCTCGCTTCTGCGTACTCGTATAACGATTGGTCGTCCTCGTATGCGAATGTCGGCTCTCGCCTTGCTGTAAAATCAAATGAAATCGCAATTTACTTTGGAGAACAATTCAAAGAATTGTGGAAAGACTTTCTGATTGGAAAAAAGTAATCACACTGGGGAGGCCGCATTAAAGCGGCCTTTTCCATACCTTTTAAATCTATGACTCCAAAAGAATTTTTCGACAAAGTGGTAGAAATGCGCCGTTGCCAAAAAGAATATTTTAAAAATAAGAGACAGATAGATTTACGAATAAGTAAACAAATTGAGCGTGAAGTAGATGAAGAAATTGAACGTGTTCAAAAAATCCTTCATGACAAACAGAATCCGCAACTCTTTTAGACTATGGTTAATATGAAAATCCTTGACCTGCCATTAAAAGCAAAATGGTATGAAATGATCGAATCCGGAAATAAGAAAGAAGAATACAGAGAGATCAAGAAATCCTTCCACGAATGCACGGTTTTGTACCAGTGAACTAAAAATGAAGCCAATGATTGATTATGTACTTTCTTTGAAAGAAAGCTGCATTATCATACAAGGTATCAGAGCCGGAGAAAGTACAGCACGTGCGGCAATGGAAGAGGAATGTATGTATTTCAAATCGTATTTCCAACCTAATAAGAAAGGAAGAACTGAAAACTATCGAAGTAAGGATGTCAAAGAATGGTGTTCCCAATATGACGCTTCTGTTCTAAGACCGATCTTCAAATGGAGTGCACAGCAAGTTATAGATTGCATACTGGATGCAGGGCAGAAACCGAATCCATTGTATTATCGTGGATTCTCACGTGTTGGATGTTTCCCGTGTATCATGTGTCGGCACAAAGAAATCGAACTCATAGCCAAAAATGATCCTAAAATGTGCCAACGCCTAATTCAAGCAGAGAAAAGCGTAGGACATTCCTTCTTTCCTCCATTATACATACCTCAAAGATTCTGTAAAAACAAACAATATCCTTATGTAGAGGAAGTTTTGGAGTACGTTAAAGAACATACCCCTGATATGTTCGAGCCGGAAGGTGGATATGCCTGCATGAGTCTGTTTCATGGACTATGCGAGTAAATAAAAATGGAATGAACATTATGATACGAGATCCTTACTATTTGGCGAAAACGGTCTTAGGTTCATACAACTTGTATATCCTCAAAGATCCTTTCGAATCTTGGCATTATTCGTGTGTTGGTACATTCAATACTAAAGATGAAGCTATAGATTATTATCATAAGTTGAAAGAAGAAGAGAAAATGATTTCAAGAATGCACATGAAATTAATAATAACAGAATAGAAAGGATATAAATAATGCCGATAAGCGAAGTATATAACATGGACTGTATGGAATACATGAAGGGGATTCCTGATAAGTTCTTTGATTTAGCGATAGTCGATCCCCAGTATGGCATAGACATAATGCACAAAGGTGGGATGCCGAAGCATTTAGGCTTTAAACAATATAAAAGAAAGGATTGGGATAAGTCCCCCCCGGAAAGAAATATTTTGAGGAACTATTCAGGGTATCGAAGAATCAAATAATTTTTGGTGGTAACTACTTTACTACCTATCTTCCTCCCAAAATGGGTTGGATTGTTTGGGATAAAGGACAACATGGATTAACTATGTCTGACGGTGAATTGGCATGGAGTAGTTTTGACAAGGCTCTTCGGATCATAACTCTAAACCGGTGTACAATTGGAGAACGAGGTGGAAATATCCATCGTTGTCAGAAGCCAG